TCTCTGCTTGTTGTTGTGCTTTTGCTTGATTAAAAGCTGTAAAAGATCCTGGAGTTGAAAACTGACCATAGTTTACTTGTGGTTTAAGACCCTGTTGAACAACTTGATCTCCAAACTGTTTTAAAGCTGTTTTATTAAGGTCAACGTCACCACCATCTTCCATATTAAGAACATTCTCTAGTTCTTTCATTTCATCAGTCGATAACTCACCTTCCAAAGTAGGTTCTGATTCAATAGGCTCACCATTTATACGACCATCTTCAGCCATTTGATCAATGCCCTTTTTAGCTTTATCCCTTAACTTTTCAAAGAAATTAACTCCAAAGTATCTTACAACATCGGCTGGTACAACGTACTCACCATCGGATAATTGGGCTGGTACATCATCTCTAACTTCTTCAGCATTAGAACCAATAGGTACATCATTTCCTGATATAGGATCTACTGGTAATCCATCAGTTTTAAGACCACCTGTTTCCTCTAAATTATCCGTTAATGCCATTATACTATCTCCTAAAATTTATCTGCTTGTTGACCGTTAATTTTATCTCTTAGACTTTTAAGACTACGAAGAGATTTAATCTCACCTTGTAGCCTATACAAATCTTCTATTCCTGTAAGTATTTCCATTTGTTTATGATAAAAAGAAATACGAGAATCTAATTCTTTATTTAGAGAATCCCACATATTTTTGTCATTTACTAAAGATTTTATACTCATAAGTTACTATCTCATATCCTTTTTCATTGCTACTTTACTACCCATAGGTTTACCTGCCATGTATGCAGTCGCACCCATGTACGCAGCTACAATACCTGTTTGAGCAATATAGAATAAACCAAGTAAGTCTGCTAGGGCTGCTACTCGTGTATCTGACATTAGTGGTGTAAACAAAACGACTGTGAAACCAATCATCATCACCATAGCTATCCAAGCCATCTTCTTTTGTGACTCAGCTTTTTCTTCACGTAGCTCAACCTCAAGCATACGCTCCTTCATAGCTACTTCTTCTGGGGTAATCTTACCGTCACCATCTACGTCAAAGTCTATAACCATTAGATATCTTCACCTGTATTAGCTGGAAAACCTTCTTCTCCTGGGGTTGGTGCTGTACCTGTACCTATATTACCACCACCAGATCCTTGAGTATCGCCTACTTGTGCACCAGCAGGAGGCTCAGGTACTTCTTCTACAGGAGCTTCTTCTGCTTGCATATCTTTAAGTATTTCAGCCATAAGAGCAGCTTCTGACATATTGTTAGTAACCTTGTCAGGATCTAGATCCATAGACTCAGCTATCTCTCTTATAAGATAGTCCATCTTAGTAAATGGTGCAAGCATTGGATTTTGAACTACACCCAAGAACTGCATTAGTCTTTGAGATCTTACTTCATTAGCCATTAAAGATGCTGTACCTTGTGCTTTAACTTCTAAATCACCTTTAATAGAAGGATCAAAGTCAAATTGCATATTAAAGTTAAAGAAAGACTTACCTAGTGGTGCTAAAAGGTAGTCATCTACATTTTTAATAACAGTACGTATGCTACCGTTGGCAGCAGACATAAGCATAGAAATACCAGAAGCAGTACGACCCACTCCTTGTATGCCTGTTTGACCATGAGCAAAAGAAGGAAAACCTGTTGATTCATCTGCTAGTACCCTTGCTTTATCAAACATCTGCATATTTTCATTAGAAACATTAGGGAACTTAGTTCCAAAAATAGACTGACCAGGAGCACCACCCTGTCTTGTAAAGACTTTTCCAGGATATACTGTTAGGTCTTGACCTGGGGTCATATTGGTCTCATCTATCTCTATAATCAAGTTGCCTGATAAAGCTGCATTATCTACAGCCATACGCATAAAACCATTCATTAGTGTTTGTGTATCATCCATATTTTCAGCTAGACCTACACCAAAAAAGCTGTATGGATTTACTTCATATGGCACAGCGTAGTAAGGTAGATATGTAGGAGTAAATGGGTTCATAACTAAACGTAAAACACGGTTGTTACATATCCAGATATTTACAGACACTTGTTCAGAATCTTGTAACTCTTTAGGAATATCTACAGAATACTCTTCTAGTAAGTCTGTATCAATGTAACCCCAGAACTCTAGTACTTCAAATCGATCAGGATTAGTATCCTGAGCGTCATCTTGCATTAATGTTTCCCAATACTCAGAGTAATAGTTTTCACCATTCATTATTGCGTCATCAATAGCATTTTCACGAAAGAATGGTCTTTTCTTAAGACTTCGTAGTTGAGACCTAGACATCTTATGTCTCTCAACGATATACTCTGCCTCATCCATGTTATTAGCATCTGGATCAGGGTAAAAGTTCCAAATAGATACTGAAGAACATTTAGGAACTGTTTTAACAATAGGACTATAATTGCCATCCTCATCCCAGTTAGGATACTCTTTGTCTATAGCAAATGGTCCTTTCATGATACCTGTACCAAACAAAGAACACTCAAATGCTGCTGTTCTAAGTTGTTTACTAGCGTTAGATTCCTCTAACTGATCATGTATTTTCTTCTCCATCTTCTTAGCAGCCTCTAATGCTGGAAAGAAGTTTACTGACTCCGCTGTAGAGCCAACACCTTCAACTAACTTATCTTGAACTGGTTCAAACTTATCTTGTAACTCAGGGGATAGTTCATTAAATATAAGAGCTGTAGGAGATGGTGTAGGAGCTTCTATGGGAGGAGCAGGAGGCATTGGAGGAGCACCAGCAGTAGGTGGAGCTGCTGGAGCAGGTTGTTGATCTTTTTTAAAGTTTACAGCCGCTTGTATACCTTCTGGAAGAGTTGTAGGATCTATTGTAATAGGAAACTTATTATTACCAAATAATACATCTACTAGCTGACTATATGCGGCTAATACTTTGGTCTTAGTAACTTTAACAAATACTCTAGATTTTTCAGAGTTAGTAAAAGCTACATCAGGTCCATATAAACCTCTATAGTTACGATAAGCTTGTAACCATCTTTGTTCGTCTGTATATCTATGATCTTTAGATTTGTTATACTTCTCATGTACAAGTTGTACAACACTACCTACATCTTCATCTGCTGTATTTTCTTCATCAGAGTCTTCTATAAAAGAGGACTGAGCATCATCCATGTAAAGCTCATCTACTCTTAGTTCTTCTTCTGCCATTGAGTCTTCCTCTTTCTAATAACCAAATTTTGGATCAGCTTGTTGAAACCCACTACGAGATGCTGTAGGGTTGTAATTCCAGATATTATAGGAACGTGCTCTAGTCATTAGACCATACCTAAGAGCATCGTATCCATGATCTATAGGAGAGTTTGTATCTATATCCTCAAGATTATTTTTATCTAAAGGTAACGTAGGTAACTCACTTATAATATTTCTACAAGTATTAAAGAAAACTAATCTAGGTTCATCTGTAAGATCATCTATCTGTAGTCTTCTATGTATTTCATTTTTACCAGCTATCCTAGATCCTCTTGATCTATCTGATGGTCTCCAACGACAACCCTTCATAATCATTTGTTCTGCTAAACTAGGACCAGTATCTCCTCTCTTATGCCATAGAGAAGAGTCTAAAACACCATACCTTATTCTGTCTTCTTGTTCTAAGTCTAAAACTAAATCAGCTAGATCACTTGCTGTTGTCTTATTAATGTATAGCTCTCTGTATACTATAAGTTGTTCTGATGGTGATACAGCAAACCATAAGACTGCTGTCATAGAACCGTATCCATAGTCACAAGCTCTAAAGCGAGTCCAAGAGCGCGGTATGTCAAATGGTTCAATCACGTGATCCTTGTAACTGAACTCTGTGAAGGCAGCACCCTCGGAAATTGACCAATCACCTTCAAGAAGCTGTCTACGTTGATGCTCTGGTAGAGATAGTAGATTAGCCTCATACATACCGTCATCTGCTAGGTATGGGTTATTGAACAATGTAGCTGGTATAAACCTACGTTTAAATAAAGGTTCTCCAGCCCTAGAATGTCCTTGTGGTAATGTTAGAACATCACCGTTTTCATCTGTTGCCCAGAAAGATTCATTAGGTGGGCAAGGGTCTACAAAGTATTTCTTAACCCATGTATGCCCAGGTCCACCTGGATTGCTTGTAGCTCTCATATATAGAGGTAAACCTGACTTGCCTGTAGAACGTAATCTTGATCTCATATAGTTCCAAGGATAAGGTGTTGCCCATTGTGTAAGCTCATCAAAGCCTATCCATGAAAAAGCTTGACCTTGATAACGCATAACGTCATCTTCTCTATCTAGGTATGACATCCAAAGTGTAGCACCTGATGGACATACCCATGTCTTATCTCTTTCCATAAACTTTATTCCTGGAATAGCTTTAGGGTATAAAGTTTTAGATACTGATACAAGTTCTCTTAGTTCTTCTGTACTACGTCTAACGAGTAGTCCTCTGAACAAAGGATTATTAAAGTAACGTACAGGGTCAGCAACCATTGCGTAGCTCTTACGACCACCTGCTGCTCCACCATATAAAACCTCTTGTTCTGTAGAGGCTAAGAAGTCTGTTTGAGGTCCAGCGTTAGGCTTAAAGACAATGTCTTTAGTTGCTTGCTCTACATCTATAGCAGGAGCTTTAGATATCGCTGGAGTAGTAGGTTCTTGTTCCTTGACCTCCGAGACGTTCTTCTTCAAGGACTTTCGCTTTGTTCGCGGCTTTTTCCGCTTCCCTTGAATAGATTCTGTAATGGCTCGCTGTCTTGCGCCTTCGTTCTTCAATAGAA